TACGAGGGGGATGTGATACGCTCTCCATTGTCCGAGGATAAAACTCGCCCTCATAGAATCTTTTACCATACCGGCAACGCAGCTTTTATGGGAGCCTTGGTCGATAGAAAGGAATTATGTTATTTAAGATTGGATCAGGATTGGATTTATAAGTTTGGAAAAGAAGTCATTAGCAACATCCACGACAATCCCGAATTTCTGAAAGGAGGCGAGCAATGAATAGGACTATGAAACAATGGCTTTTGCCCCTTATCTGCCGCTGGTTCGGGCATAAGGATTTCGAGGAGGTATATTGCGTCAAATCGCCCCGAAATTGGTTCTGCCGCCAAAACAAACCCAACCGATACGACGTGGTGCATGATATTGTTTGCTCCCGATGCCGGCGGGTACATCGAACTATCCTCAAATCCCGAATTAGCCGCGCACAACTCCTGCATGACGGTTGGTTTATAATCGACGAATAGCCATGAAAAGCAAAAAAGCAAAGGAATTTATCGACGGATGCTTGAATCATCTTGTAATAGAGATGAGCGACCACGCCAAATGGCAGCTACGAGCAGCAATGAGCCATACAGCCGAACTCGCCGAGCAGGAGGCCGAGGAAAGGATGCGGGATAAAGCGATCGAAGCATTTTGCAAGGATTGCCCAATTTACTCAATACAAACAAGTAATGGGGGAAATTGCCCCGATTGCAGTGCATTAAACGCATTCAAACAAAGACTGAACGAGGAATGAAATTCACAACCCATTGCTTTGTCCGCGTCGAGGATGCGGAGAAGCGAAAAGATGTGATCGAGTGGTGTATGCATATTGGCTATGAATATATTTATCCCCCAAAAGAAGAGAGATTAGGCGATAAGGTAATATGTGACACTTATTGTGTCGGCGTGGCTCATGACGCACAAACATTCACCGCCTTGAATTGCATAGACTGCGGCACCAACATCGAGCTGTTCAGGGCGCTGGCGGCGATGAACAACGAGAACGATCAGGAGCAATGGTACTCATATACGGAATATCCGACTAATGAGAGTAAAAATGGGGTTAGACGGCTTATTTTTAACGAACATACGCGATTCGATTCTTTTGTAGATGTACCATCAGGTTATTACCGCAAGGCTACAGTCGAGGAGATCGTCGAATATTTCAAAAACAATGAGAAATGAAAACAATTGAGGAAAGAATACAAGAATATGTGGCCAATGCCTGGGTCGAACTTGATCAATTCAATGAAGACCATGTAACTTTTGAAAATATCGTTACATCCGCCTGTGTTGTTGGCGCTAATTTCGAATATGAGGAATTGACCCGCTGGCGTGATCCGAAAGAGGAGCTGCCGCAAAATGGACAACTCGTGTTGTGTAAAACCTCTGATAAGAAACTTCCATTTGTCACTGTTAAATATGACCGTTCTGAATGGTGGATATATATGTATCCCGGATGGGCTGGTATTGGTCATAAGATTATCGGCTGGCGGCCGATTCACGAAAATGAGTAAGATGCTCTGTGCATTTTGACTAACCAAGTAACTAACCAAGAATATCTATGAACACGAAACTCAAATCAGACTACGAAAAAGCCTGCAACGCCTATTTGCAGGCTTTTTGCGAGAAACACGGCTATGATTATGAGGATGCTACGCGGAGCTGGGTCGGCGGCGATGTCGGCGGGATCACCGAATGCGCGGACTATATAGTTGGGATGGATGACATCATCACCGACATAGACCGGGACGCTCCGGAAGATGAGTTTGTAAAGTATTACGATTACTGTCTGCGGGTGGGGAGTATCGCCTGCGGCAAAATTAGTACGCCCAATTACAGCAGCTGGCTCTCGGGGTGTCCACGCATGAGTGAAGAACAGATCACCCGGCTGGAGGAGTTGCAGAGGGACATACGCAAGGCGGAAAGAGAGCTGGAAGAACAAATAAGGAAAGAGAAGTTTTAACCGGGAGAGGCAAAATCGCTCCCTTTTTTATTCATATGGCAGTAGATACATCTAAAAACGGTACAGTAGATCGTGCTAAACTTCTGGCAATAGAAAATAAATGTACGAGAATAATTCGAATTGCGGGGGTAACGTTTTATGTTGCTCCGGATAAGGATACACCAGAACACCGGAGGCACTTAATCCGCGTTTTGGAGAGTTGCGGTCGGCGATATACTCAAAAAGCAGGTAGCTATGAATCGGAGATTTGAGGTGAGAATCGACATTCCGAATAGTTGTGAATTGATTGGATGCAGATCGGACGGAAACATGGCAATTATTGTTTTCGAAGATTGCAGCGGCCCAGAGATCCGGCCAATCGGTTTTTGTCGGGAACATTCCGGAGAAGTACCGGACGCCTTCGAAGATGAATAAAAAAGAGGCAATTCCGAAGAATCACCCCTCACACCGATACAAATATAATGATTTATTCGGAATTTGCAAATGGGACGATATAGGAAAAACGAACGCAGAGGCGGGGCACGTGACGATTCCGAAATATACATCAGTTATTCACGGAATCGATTGCTCGAAATGATTATCTGCCGGGAAGCAAGGATGGGCGTGAGTTATCGCCATGATTTCGTCTGTCGATTCAAGGCACACAAATCCTTGCCGTTTTTATGGCGGAAATTCAAAAGGAATATTAGAGAACACATTGACGGATGGCAGCAGGAGCTGCCTTTATTTTGATGAATTTGCGGAAAGGGAGAGGATAATAACCGTGCAATTCGGAATATATGATGTAGAATTACATCCGTTCATCCTATTGCATAATTGCAATTAGACGATAAAAGTGTTCTTTTGATTCATTCTGTTAATGTCGTTTCAAGCATTGAACTCTATTGGGCGGGAGCCGGACGTGAAGCTACTTTATAACGTATCTTTCGGGGCACACGAAGGAAGTGCGACTTTCGCACGTTGTCGGGACATTGACGAAGATATAAAAGCCGATCTTATCCAGCTATTATATCGATTCTATCAATTCGCAGATTACGGCTACATAAATAGGGTAGCAGCATTCGCTGATCTCCAACAATGACATCAGATATTTAGTTTGTTCGTCCATAACCGTCGCATTTACCTTTGCAACAAATAAATTGGTGAATATCTTTCCAAAGCATTGTATTTATCTGTCCTGTCAGATAGGCTACTTCTTCGCCTTGCATCGGCATTGCGGATGCTACGGCGATGTCGTCGCACAGGTGCCGCAGTTCATGCTCGAAAGAGTTCAGGAATTGTGCCTGGGATGACGCCAATCCTACGACTACGACAGACCTTCGCCGGGTCTTGTTGGAATAGGTGAATCCCGAATCCATATCGGCCTTTTCCAAATTTTCCCGTACTCGCTCCATAATTGGCCTGGGACACTCTATCTGTTCCAAAGAAAAAAGGATAGAGCGCGTGTGATAGCCATGTACGGCGAAGTAAAACCGCACATGCCAATCATAGTTCTCTATCCTCAGATCCCGCAGCTTCATGTCGTTGAATACACTTTTTGAATCCTCACATACGGTCTTTCGAGCCGCGTTCTGGATTTGATTCTGTTACAGGACATCTTCCCACGGAACATTTGTTCCCGACCCTATCAGATCGGCGAAATATCGTGTGAAGGGCAGCCCGGGATAGGCGTCTTCATCGTCGATGAAATCCTTGACGAACAGGGCCAGGTGTTGTTCATCGGCAATGGATGATCCCCAGTAATCGGCCCGGGCCATATTCGCGACATATACACAGTCGTAGCCGTTGTCGTGCTTGAGCTCGATACCGTTCGTCTTGAGCAATTTGTCGATCTGCTCTTTGGTGATGGGTTCTATTTTCTTCCCGTCGCGGTCCTTCATGCGGCTGACGGCAAATTCACACATTTTCTTCGAAAAGGACCATCCGTTTTTTTCGAGGTATGCGCGAATATCTGCCGGCATGGAGTCCCTTGCGTCCAATCTTTCTCTGTCCATAGGTTTCGCTGTTAAAGAGAGGGGATTTCTCCCCTCTCCGGATTCGTTTTACCGGCGGAATCTGGAGTAGGGTCCGGTTCCCCGGACACCTCTTCGTTCGCCATATCCGTCGCTGCCGTATTCTCCGCCACGCTCACCGTAGCCGTCGGGCATGTAGCCTCCCGTGTGACGCTCCCCGTAGCCGTCGCGCATTTCGCGTTTGGCATCCTCGTAGCCACACTCGTAGGCTTCGCGCATCTTGCGTTCGATTTCTTCACGCTCGCCGTACCCGTCACCGCGGTACCGGCCTTCGATTTCCCACATTCTCATGATTTGCTTGTTTTAGCAGACATTTGCGATTTAAGAAAGGCGTCCAGCGATGACTTCATGGAGGCGAACTCCGTTTGCATCTGACGAAGTTGTCCCACCTCTGCCCGCAGCTCCTGGAGCTCCTTGTCGCGTTGCGCCTGACCCGCGTACGCGGGATTCACTTCGCGCATGATCTGATCGAAAACTTCCAGATTGGCCTTGTGTTTTTCGTAGGAATCCACAACGGACTGGCTCTGCTGCTTTGCCGCATTGATGGCGTCTATGAGCCGTTCGCGGGATGTCGTGACCGTGAGTCCGTCCTTTGTCACCATATCGGCATTTACCGGGACGACCCATTTCTGGTCCCCTACCGGGAAGCTGACGGAAGGCTGCGCCGGGGGAAAGTTCCCGGGAGCGGGGAAATAGGGCTGTGGCGCCTCTTCAAGCGTCGCCATGTAGTATTTGGGAGTTCCGCGCATATCGAGTACATATACCGGAGCGCCTTTGGTTAAATTCGCAAACATCTTCGGTTAATTGTTTTTTGAAAGCTCCGGAGGGGCGGTTTCCCCTCCTGAAGCCTTCGGTTTATTATTGGTTAAACGGCCCCTGTCATCAGTTGCAGGGTGTCGGTCTGTTTGTCGTAGAAGAGCTGGAATACACCCGTCCCCGGAATATCGGACACGGTGACATTGGCTCCGTTGTACGTGGTCACATTCTTGGTCACGCCGTTGGTTTCGAACAACACGGGAAGCGTGCCTGTCGTGCCTGCGGGTATTGCCTGCGACAGCTCGACCAGGACTATCCCCCTGTACCAGGAATTGGCAAAGGCGTGGTTTTGGAATGAGAACACGACATCGGCGGCATTGACCGTCACACCCGTAGTTTTGATGACCGGGATACCTCTGCGATTGACATACTGAAATGGGAATACTGCCATAGCATACCTCCTTTCCGTATTAACCCCAGAATCCGCCGTTGCCGCCGAGTCCGAACGCGGCACCGAAGCCCAGCCCGTATTGGGCGGCTACGCAGGCGGGCATCGCGTACACCTGCGGATTGGGAACCACGGTCGTAGGCGGCAGGCCGCACTCGATCTTTGCCAGCCGGTTGCTCAGATCGCCGATCGCAGCGTTGATGGGCGCTACGGCCTGGGCCTGCGACTGCATGATCGTCGCCGTCTGATGTTCTTGGGAGAGCTGCCCGGCCAATGCCGCGCTCTTGGCACGCTCGGCGTCGAGTTTGTTCTGCATCTCACGCATCTCGAGGGCACAGAAACGGTCGTTGATGACCTGCGTCTGGGCATCGATCTTCGAGCCGAGGGCATTGAACTGCGTGTTGGCGTTGCTCGTCAGGGTGTTGGTCTGATTGAGCGTTGCGAGCTGGCTTTCGTAGCCCTGGCGCTCGATGGCGGTGCGGACATCGCAGCAGCAGGAGGCCATCTGCGAAAGCACCTGTGCGTTGCCGGACTGCACGGCATTGATGATCTGCTGCGCCGAGAGGCCCGACTGTGCCTGGATGTTGCACAGAGCGGTCTGAATCTGCTGTACGGAACAGTTGAGCGAAGATGCGAGCTGGTTGATGGCGGTGCCGTTTCCCTGAATGGCATTCATCAGCAGCTGACGCCCTGCGTCGCCGTTCAGCTCGGCGGGAAGATTCGAGAGTCCGTTTCCGCGACCGCCGAAGCCACCCCATCCGTTGCCGCCCCAGAGAGCCCAGAGCAGGATCATCCACATCCACTCCCAGCCGTAGCCATTGCCGTAGCCGTTATTGCGGTTGTTTCCGTTCATCAACGCGGCCACGAGGTTGCCGTCCATTGCGCCACCGTTGTCGAACACTAAAGTTTTTTCGTTCATTGTTTTAGACTTTTACATTGTTGCGTCCGTTCGGCGGACGCTGCCGTTGAGCTCACAATGCAAAAATCGACATGAATGATGGGAGAATCAATCGTATCAGTCGCAGGTGGGACGGAGTTTGGACGCAATACGGACGAGGAGCATTTCGAACATTTTACCGCTTTGTTTGCGACGAAGATCGAATTGGGAAATCATCTTCTCTATGGGCCGTCGTGAGAAGTTCATCAGCGAGGATATGACCGGGGCGTGAAATCCCTGCCTCCAGAGGAAATAGACCAGTAAATACCTGGCATCCACGATCTCGGCGTTTTTGGCTTTGGATAGTATTCGCTCTTCCGAAATCTCCGTTTCTTGCGATACCGTGCCGAGAATTTGTCGGTAAAGTTCAGATTTGCACATATAGGATATTTCTCTTACCTTTGTTCACTCTCTTACCAAATAAAAATAAGTGCCAACACACTTGCAAAGGCTTTACAGCCCCTGTCGTGGTGTGTTGGCACCTTTATTATTAGCGGAAGGTAAGAGAGACGCTAATAAAGGCAGGGGCTTTTTTTACGCCCACCCCTGACGGGCGAAAGCTGTTAGAACAGATACTTTTTCAATGTCGGCCAAAGCAGGTAGAAGTAGATTGCCCCGACGGGAATCAACCCGGTTGCGAACAAGTTGCTGCTTTCGACCTGGCAATAGTAGAGTGTTCCTATCCCACCCACAATACAAACGAATGAGAAGAAGGCAAGGAAAAGCAGTCCGATTTTTTTAATTGTTTCCATAATTATAATTCGTTAAAAAGTTATTTCCGCCATAAATCCATACTTATGCTTCCTTGAACATAGGGGCCGTTATCGCGTGGGGCCCAGCCGAGGGATGCCGTGATATTGAACCTTCCGATGTTTCTGTGAAGTTGCCCTCCGATCCATACGCCACCCGTGCGATTAACGTAATAGACGCCTGCGGCAGGCCCGAGTTGCCATCGGTAGGGCGTTCGGATTATTTTCTGCTGCGTGATAGTACGTCCGTATGTTTCGATGTGTTCAAGGGTAGGGTGGCAGTCGCCCAGGGCTATTCCGCTCACTATGGCGAAGTAGCTGCTGTCGCGATATTCCCGGCGTTCGAATGGCAGCTGTACCGGCACACTGTCCCGGTTGGGATTTATTGTTACGGTGGTAAAGGTGGTATCCGCTGGGGCGAACAACCATTTCGGCACCTCTACCGAAATAGCCGAGGACAGTATTTTATGCGGTTGCGGTCTTTCGAAGTAGGCCGTATCGATTCGAGTATGCTCGATGATACGGACATCGACGGATCGCCTGCCGAGCCACCATCCGACAAAGAACAAGCCGGTCAGAAGGAGAATCAGGATTATTTTCCGCAGTACCATAATGAGTACGAGCTATCAACCGTTGATGAACAGATCCCAGCCGGCCATCACGTCCGTCATGCAGGCATCAACGCCATTTTCTACGCGCGACATAGCTGCGACTATCGGGATCATCACATCGCGGTTGGTTGCCGTGATCCATCCGTTTTCCGGGACGCCGGACAATTCGGATACCGTACGGATATATGCATCCGTGTCGTTCTCGCTCGGGGGTGCCCAGCGTGAAATCATCTTCCGAATGGTGTCGAGCCCGTATTTTCGGCTGTAAGTGTTCAGGCATTTGAACATCGCGCGGTATCCCCACGCCATAGATTCGAACTGCTTGAATGCAGCGTCGCGGGAAGGTTCCACCTCTCCCTTCCAATGGGTTCCATCCTTGCGGATATTCCCGGGATTGTTGTTACGAAGTCCTCTGGTCATTTTTTTGTGCTGTTTAATATGTTTTCTACATCTTCAGGATTTACATTGAGTTTGCGGGCTATTTCTCCGGTCAATGCTTTTCGAAACAGACGTAAGAATGGAAAGTTCGGATTGATGATTAAAGCGTTGCCACAGCTCGACCATGCTTCTGCCAGGCAAATGGCAGAACCCAGGATCACGGTCGTAATCTTCGTTTCGATACCTCCTGTCGTAACGAATTTATCGATGAAAACGAATACTACGATCAGATTGAAGTAAACTGCCAGCTTGAATATCGTAGCCCGCAGGAGTTCTGACAGGATAAATTCTCCGCGCTTTCGAGCAACGCATATTCCAAACAAAGCGTCGAAGGCTACGGCAATAAGCACCCCATAAAGTACGAGCTGGTACCCGGCGAAGAAATTCACGATGACGATCAATAGTCCTATAAGCCATCCTTGCACGGTCATAAGCGCTTCGGACAGCTTTGTAGCAATACCTTCCAACACCTTTTTCGTTTTATTAAATATTTTGTCCATAATTATTATATCTCGGTCCAGCCACCTGTTCCGCTGTTGGTCTTATAGACTTTCCCGTTTTGGATGCGTAACCCTCCATTTCCGATCCTGACCTCGAAAATATCTCCGGTGAAGATCGCATAGTTGCTGGATCCTTTCACGACGGCTACTCCGTTGGGAGCGATCAGGTTCTTGCGGACATCGGTCACGAAAGAAAAAGTAATAGCCTCGACAGCTGCGGATGCCGCGTTTCCGAGTCCTCCGGGATAGGATGCTTCCACTGTTACTTTTATGTAGTAGTATGCCGGGGTCGTAAAACGATACCTAATGTTCTTGTTGATCTGTATCGATCCCGTGTCGTCATATGCGGAAGATTGCCGGAATATCGTGTCGGTAGTATCGGCTGTCTGGTTAATAATTTCGATCTTCACGCTTCCTCCGCCCCGGATCGTCCCCTTGACTTGTGCCGACATCTGCACCTCCGCTCCGCATTTGAATTGACTTGAGTTTCTGGAATCCGAGGCGAAAGGCTTCGTTTGAGAGGTTATGACCGCTATACTTTCCGTCGTTTGGCTCGACGGGACTTTGGAAGAGCCCAAAACCTGGCTTACGCTGTTTATGTTGTTAGTAGTGAGTATGATCTTGTTTCCGCTTGCGGTCGCATCGCTCACCTCTACGGAATTGTTTTTGACCTGCATGATTCCGATAGTTCCTTTGGTGGCGTGTACTTCCCCGTCGGCGTGTACTCTGAACACGGCTTTTTTCCGGTTTGTGTAGTCGGCTCCCGACCAGAAGGGCACATCGTCTTCCTGCAAGCCGCTCACGCCGGCCGTCACGTCGCCTTCAGCATTTTTCAGCAACATCACATTGGTCATTATCAGACCGCCTTTCACCTCGGTACTTCCGTCTTCCATAGCCTTCTTGAGGTACTCTGTCGATTTGATGGATTCGTCTATCGCGTCGTCGATCAAGTCCGACATGTTGCCGCTCAATTGATAATAATCGGCAAATACGTCTCTGAACTCTGTGCCGGTTATCTCGGATGTCGTACTCATATCGGCCAGCAGGGGCGCAAGGTAATCTTCGAGCCGTTGGAAATATGTCGTAAAGGTATCCGCGGGTACGTCATACTTTGCGGCATTTGCAATGATACTCCAATATTCGTTCTGTATGCGTACCCATTCGTTGGCCACCTGTTGTTTATCGGAGGGTGTCAGACTCGAATCCGAGGCGATGTAGTCCACATCGAGCTTCACCTGCTCGATTTGCGCCTGTACATCCTCCTCGGCCGTGATGTATCCCGTGGGCGCCTTGTTGCCTTCCGTGAGCTGAATGTCATAGATCAGGACACGATTCGTTTTGCCTCCGGCATCGAACTGACTGTACGAAGCCGAGATGCGGTCCAACGTCTTTCCCTCCTTTGTGGAATAGACAGTTTCGACAAGACTCGTCTGATTCCCGTAAATGGGTACGAACTCCATCGTGCCGTCCGTATAGATGAACACGAAGTACATTCCCCGAACGGTCGAGGACATTTCATACAACAGTTTCCACCGCACTTTGAAACTGTACTGCATATTCTCCTGAAACTTTATCCTGCCTCGGAAGATGTCGGCACGGGTAGAGTCTCCGGAGGAGATGATCTCCTGCACGGCCCGGTAGTTCACGCTCTGGTAGCTGCCGTCGGTATCGCTGCCCGTGAGTACGATGTCCGTTTTTCCCTGCGAATTGTTGTTCCAGTCGGAAATATACACTTTGGCGATATAGTTGCGGGCCCCGAACTGCAAGCCGTCCACCTTGCCTTGCGATATGGCGTCCGCAATGAGGTTTGAAAAGCGGGCGACCTCGGAGGTGTAGGCTGCGAAACGGGTGTTGTAATCCGTGCGCTGGCTCTGGGTGAGCGTCGTGTCCGTGTCGTTGTTCACGGCTACGGTGCCGGTGAGGAAATTCACCAGCGAGTTGTAGGCCGTCGAAAGGGCCGTAATGGAGATGCCGTAGGTATCGGCGTCGGACTGGTAGGCGGCGAACTCTTTCTGCATCTGCGCGAGGGTGTTGCGCAGCACGGCTTTCTCCTCGCGGGAGATCACCTGGTCGGAGGACATCTGCCGCAGGCGCACCTGGCTGTCATCGACCAGCTGCCAGTCGTCCGCAGAGGCGGTTTCGCCGTCTCCTTTGTCGGCATTGGAGATGTAGAGGGTCGTGGTGAGCGAACTTCCCGATCCCGAGGTGCGGAACCACACGTCGTTCACCTCATAGGGTACGGACGGGGTGGCCGAGCCGTAGAACACGCGGGCTTTGGTCCCGGCCAGCCCGAGGGCTTTGCGGGCTTCGGCTATAGCCGTAGCGCTGCCGCTGTCCGCAATACGGTTCCACTGATAGACGCCGTTCTCGAAGACGAATTTGTAGCTTTCGTAGGACACTGCACCATCGGTGGTGATCTTCCGGTCGTAGCCGTCGTTGATATGTCGCTTGCGCTCGGTGTCCGTGGTCCACTCGCTGGCGGGGTAGTTGTCGAGCGTCGGGACCTCCTCGCCGCCCCAGGAGATGATCGACTTGTCGATCTGGTCCTGCAAGTCGGGAATGATCGTCTCATTGATGTTGTTCACGACCCCCTGTAACTCCTGCGAGAGTTGGTAGGCTCCCTGCGCTGCGGTGTTGATCGCCGTCTGGATATACTCGTTCGCCTCCTCCAGCCGGGTACAGAAGGCGCTGTAAGCATCGTTGAACAGGGCGTACTGCGAATCTACGCCGGCCTTCTCCTCCGGTGTGGCGATGCCGTCGTCTGAGGCGGTTCGAATCGCAGATAGCAGATCGGCCACAGCGGTGTCGAAGGTACTCTTGGCGGCTTGCAGGTTCGATTTCGCCGTGCCCGAAAGCAGCGAATTGTTGTAAACGGTCGTATAGGAGGCGTCGGCGGATCTCTGCGTCTCTTCGACGCTGTTCGTATATTTCTCGATGGATGATGCTTCGGCCCGCGAGATAACCCCGTCGGCGAAGGCTTCGTCGGTGAAGTTCTTCAGAGAGGAGACGTCCGCAGCCGCGGCATTGGCATCCTGTTGTGCTGTGGCAGCGGCTTGTGCGGCTTCCCGGGCCGTCTGATCGATCTGTTCGATGTCGAACTCCTTCTGGAACTGTCCTGTTGCGGGGTCGTAGAGCTTGCCTTGCTTCCAGCCTGCCTCCGGGGTGAATGCCACGCCGACGCCGTTGTCTCCGACCATTCGGAACAGCTTGCTCCGGGTGTCCAGCAATACCTTCTTGTCCAGGCTGCTGACCATACCTTGCAGGTAGATATTATCCAGATAGGCCGAATAGCCCGACATCTGGATCCCGAAGACGGAGAGGTTCGTAAGGTCGCCGAACTGCGCGGCGATATTTTCGGCCGTGAACTCCCAGTCGCTGACATTGCGAAGATAGCGCTGGTAGGTGCGCGTCGAGTAGCGCGAGCTCCGCCGGGCGGGATTCGTGAACGAGCCGTAGGCCACGAAGGTCATCGATTCCATCGGGTCGAGCTGTTTGGTAAAGGTGGCCGACAGGGGGCGCAGCTCGTAGCGGAACCGCTCGTTGCGGTCGCCCAGGACTTCCGTAATACGGAAATAGACCGTGGCGAAGCCTGCGAAAGTGCGGTTGCCTCGGCCGTCGTCGGAATCTGCCGTCGCATTGTTCGACGGGTCGAAGTCGTGGAAGATACCCATGCAGATATCCCCGACAGCTACGGCGCCGATCTCGCCCTCTTCGAGTTTGAGCGTTACGAGCTTCTGATCCTTGTCCACGCTCTCGATCACCCCGGCGCCCGGAGCGCTCCAGTCGTCCCCGACGCTGATGCCCACGCGGTTGTACCGAAGCTCCGGAACCTCCAGAAAACGGCGGATGAAGAGGCTCTCCAGCTCGCCGGCGCCTTTTTCATTTATAAACCCGCCCACTCCGGTAATACCGGAGGCATATGATGGTCCAAATTGTGCCCCTGCGTTGAAAGTCATTCTACCCTTGAACGTATCGGGTGCCTGCTTGTTGGCAAACTCCCATATTGCCCTTCGTGCAGAATAAGCATTTGTATCGGTCGGAAAAGTATTATCGTATCGGGTGATTAGATATATAGCCGCTCCATTCTCCGCAATGCCTATACGTTGGGAATAGAGCGATGCTTTCACGTCCGATTCAATACTGCCCAGGCGGGAATAAGGTGTATTGTCGCCTACCGTATAGGTTGCGATGTACTCGTTGTATAGTTTTTTTTCATAACCTTGAATCCGGGAAAGACGACCGTCTATACCGAATTGAGGACCCATTAATCGTACAGCCTGTCCTGCTTCGTAGTTTTTTTCGTTGTGTGTACAATACACGGGATTCGTTTCACAGTCATAGACTGTCGTGTCGCTGCTATGTTTGGCAGCATAGGAAGTGCCGGCATTAAGAAGTTCTTGTTCTGCTTCGTCTATGCGTTGCTGGGGGAGTTTGACGCCTGTGAGTACGAAAGTGTCAGGCCCTCGGTCATCATCTTTTCCACGAGGACGCATGTTTTCATTCGGTATAATCTGCTGACTTTCGCCGGACGTTTCGACTTGGGCGATGATTTCAAATTTCTTGTTGAATCCGTCTTCGGGTTTCCAGGTCGCGGGGTCGATATTGTCGCCATTGTCGTCGATAAGGGCGAGTTCGAAATCCCAGCCGATCAAATCGCCGCTCGTAAAATGTGCCCCCAGCGTTTCTCCTTCGATTACGTCTGAAGGTAGAAATGGCGTGTCGTTGCATACCATGACGTATGCCTTGTCGGTCTGCCCTTCAATGATTGTCCGATCGATAGTTTCTACCGAAGTGACGGTTTCCGTGTTCTTCGGGTAGATGTCGTCGAAAAACACTACGACTTCCTTGATTTCGTTTTTTGTAAGTCCGGGACGTGCGTCTATGTATTGCTGCCCATCCGGAAGCCGTAACCGGACTTCGGAAACGTGGTTCGTTACGCCGCCCTGTTCGGATTGTCCGTATTCTTTCGTCAGGTTGCGCGTGGAGCCGAATACATAGAAACGGGTCCCGTATTCGGAATCGTCCCCTTTCTTGGCCGGGATGCTTTTGACGACTTCTCCGCGTTTGAATGTTTCCGGCGTTCCGAAGTTCAGTTTTCCGAAATGCAGGGTTACGATACTGCCGTTCTCCTCGGTCCACCATTCGACATCGAAAGTCTCGGCAATGGATGATAAGGCATCCCAACAGGTATCGCCATTGAACGATACGAGCTTGTTGGTTTCCGGATGTTCGACATTTACACTTCCCATCTGCCAGTTGTTTCCTCCCAGTGCCTTGTTCATGTTGGCGACGATGAGCGCCCCGAAGGATGCCAAGTCTGTCGTGTTGTGGAATACAGCTTCAGGATTATCGCCTCCCAGCCAGAAGCAGATGAAATTTTTCATGTGGTTTTGCTGCGCCTGGAACTGAAGCGTGTATTTGTAGCCGCCGGTTTTGTTGTCGAAATCCGGATAAACCTCCGACATGATTTCGAATTTGCGGCCTTTGTAGGTGATGTATGATCCGAGGGGGAAATCCAGCGGGGTAAGCAAACTAAAGGGGAGTTCGATGTAATAATCCCCCATAAGTGCGTATTTGATAATGGCACTCGTTGTTACGGGCGCATCGTATATCGCTTTACCGGAAGGGTTGTATATTGTCATTTCGTCGATATATGTATCCTGTGCCATCACAGGGTCGATACAAAAGTGTGGGGTTTCGGCACATTATGCAAGTAATTTTAAGAAAAAATACAGAAAAACGCCCCGGTCTTTTGACCGGGGCAAGAGGGGGTTGCTTCCATCCGTATTTTAAGGTTTAAGCCATGAACTTTGCGGCTTAACGATTAGACGAGCGTTGTTATATGCCATCTTCAATGTTAAGCATGTGCGCGCTGTATAGGTATTATTCCCTATTTTATGCGTGGCTAAAGCTAAATCCGGATTGGGTGATCCAGGGGTAAGGCATAAGGGCAACAGAAGTTGTATTTTCCCTTCGTAATACTGGGGGACAGCTATTTTGTAATTTGACCTTGCTTTTTTTTGGGCTTCATTAATCGCGCCAACGAGTCTTCTGCGCATTTCGTCTGAACTCAGCCCTTGCATGTGTGCAGGAAATCTGTCCATGTTGTCCGCAATGATATAGTCGATTTGAGGGACTACCCTGCATTGAGGATTGAAAATCAAATCCTCGGGTTTCTGGAAAAAATCAGCAATGTCCGGAATATTATCGCCGAATTTGCTAATTAGCTGAATATCGCTTTCCCTGACAAATGCCTTGAAAACATAAGGCGATAAACCTTTCTCGGCTACATCTGGCCTATTGTTGCGTTCAGCAAGAGCAAATATGCTTTCCAAATTTGCAGTTACAAGTCCAGTATTGAAACATGCAAAATTGTTATCAAAAGAAAAGGATATTTTATTTTCAGATTTAATTTTGCGGAAAGTATGTTCGATATAACTTTTCAAAATGGAATATTTGGCTTGCGTAGCATCTGAGAAATCCCATGGTTCCGGATCTGCTATATTATTCGCAAGATATTCAATAGATGCGTCATAATTAGGGAACCAACAAAAGTCAAAAAGAGCCGAATGAAATTTTTTCATAAACGTAAGTTTTTTATATTGTCAATAAATAAAAAGACCGCCATGTAATATTATGACGGTCTTATTGTATCCTTTATGTTCGATATTCGTGGTTACGGATAGACCCGTACGTCTATATTTCATTATATGATGCAAATATAATACACGTTTTTTCGAGGTGCAAATTTTTTGCCAACTTTTTAGTTGCACTATGAAAACGTAGCCGAATACACGTTTATTGTCCTAACGTATGGAAATGATAAAGAGCGAAATTCGTAAGATTGGAGAAGAACTGCAATTGATTTGATAAGGATGGGGAGGGGCTAACGCATCATTTTACGATGAATAGCAGAAGCGAGTAAAAGGCTGGGATAGATTCCCGGCCTTTCCTATTCGCGTGCCGCCCGATCTGCGGGGTTGGGTTCTCGGAATTTCACTGCTAATTTACAGGCATTCAATCGATAATTTTCAAATTGAGTGCTGTTGCTATATAAAAGATTATACGTATTGCCTAAATCCGGGACATATAGTGTTACGGTTCCTTTGTGTAATTCTGCAACAAAAGCAGCATAGTTAGATAAAAATGCCTCTTGTGATGTTCCTTTGATCAAAAATGTCAATGTTACGTCACGTTCATTTACAACCGGTGAATCCGGAACAATAATATCTATTCCGTTTTGTGTTGGATCGTCATTTTCGACAAATTCTTTGAGAGATGGAGGTGTAAGGAGGGCTGCATATGCTCCTGAAAGCATGGCAACTCCCATTGTAGATAACGGTTTGTTATTTATAGTTACTTCTGTTGTTGGCATGTTTTATAGGTTATCAAGTTTTCGATTTATTGCAACAAGAGTTTCGCCCATTGCAGGCAATATGCGGGTGTATGTTCGAATATCTGCGACATTACCATTCAATTGAATCATAATATCTCGGATGTCGAAAGTCACATTACGCGTATCCATATTGATCGATCGAAGCAGCTCCATACCATTGACAAGGATGTTCATTTTACCTTGCATGTCAGTAAAGCGACCGTTGAGTTCGTCGCTTGTGTCTTGGGACATTGCCTGAAAACCGCGTGAAGTAGCATTCTGGGTAGATGCCTGATTGTCGGATAGCAGAGAACCTGCCCATCCATATTTATCATCTAAATATTTTTGTAAGTCATCAGCCATTTTATAGGCCTCCTCTTGTTCCTCGGCTGAAAATACCCCATCTAACCAGAACTCTTGCAATTTCTCGCGAATTTTCTTCATGGCTTCGGAAGATTGTATGGCAGATTTAATACTTTCTATTACCATTTGACGCATCATATTCCGAACCACATCTCGTGCGGTTCTTGCCCGATCTTCCCCGTTTGCCCATGCATCGGCGTAAGCTGTTGCGAAATTATCAATTGCAGATTTTAGATCTTCGCCAAAAATTGCATCTAAGGCCTTTTCCTTATTTTCTTCTATTTGTTTATTTATCTCATCAATTTGATTTTCCCATTCTTTGATTCGTTCTTCATCCGTGTCTTTTTTACTACGCTCTTCTGCTATTTGATTTTGTATCAATATTTTTTGCTGTTCGAGTAATTCATTTTGTTGTTCGATAAGTTCAGAAGCATCTGTAGAGTATGCCTCTTCAACGGCCCCCCCGAGTTCATCATATGATTTTTCGAGAGCATCAATTTGATCTTGTAAGCGCTGAATGTTACGTTCTTTTCGTCGATCTCCGCTGAAAAGGTTTATCAGGCTGGTGATAGCCGACACAGTTCCTTGAATGCCTTGAACAATATTTCCAGATGCGAATCCACTCACAGCTTGTGCTGCTCCGCCTACAGCACCTGCAATGTTGTTAATGGAGGCCGTCGTGTCTTCATCTGCTCCCAATGCTGACGCAATAGAAGACACACCGCTTATCGATGCAGCAACGATGTCAATTGCCTCCGCTACTGCTTGCCAGGCATCTTCACGTAGCTTTACAGCTCGAAGATCATCCCCATCTGCAAGTGCCTTTTTATAAGCCTTGAAGTTTGCCGAAATACTTGCGAATGGATTCTTCCGAGTGGCTATATCTGCTGCTTGGTCAAGTTGATCGGTTACTGTTTTCAGATTGATAGGGTCGAGGTCGGCATCTTGGAGCAGTCTGTTTATGTTGTCAATAATACGCAATATCTCACGGCTCGACAAGGCGTCGAGGTTTTGGAACAGATTAATCCAGTCATCGGTTTTCATCAGTTCGTCCACCTTGATTTGTCCGATTTCCTCTGTTTCATGTTTGTCGATTTGAGGAATAAGGTCGGAGCGGCCGTTCTTTGTTGCTGTTTCCCTGTCTTTGGCGTGTTTCTCGCGTATCTTGGCAATCTTATCCTCCATCGTACCGTATTTCTCGACAATGGTATTTAGGCTGGCCGCAATTTCCGCTTGGTCGATCTTGATACCCAAATCGGTCGCTTGCTCTTTGGTGATATTTCCAGCCTTCAGAGCATCTTCTACCCACTTGCGGAACTCCTCGTATTTGTCTTTTATGCCTTTGATGCGGCGATCTTCTTCCGAGAGCGTGTCATCGGTGATCTGCTTGTATATCTTGTCAAGCTCTTGGGCGTATTTCAGTTCTATGGCAGCTCGGTCATCGGCATTTTTTTGCTGAATATTCGATTGCCTTTCCTGAAAATATTTTGTTTGATCTGCAGTTATGATTCCACCCTGCGCGGCTTTAAGTTTCGATTTATCCTGCTCGAGTTTGTTCATTTCCTCTTTTGTGCGCAAGTCTATTTCGGCCAGCTCTTTCTGCTTGCCATCTTTCAAAATATCGATGCGCGATTGCTGAAGGGCTTTATCATTGGCGAGAATAAGATCGGATAGCTTTTTCTGGGCTTTGGCGGCATCCGTCACCGTTTTGCCCGAAACGCTGTATTGTTTAATTTTCGAATCGTATTCGGCGATTTTGGCGATCAGCTCATTCCATTTCGCTGTCCCTTTCAATGAAACGTCCATCGCTTCGAGAGCTGCCTCCGCCTCCTTCTTCTGTCCTTCCCAATAGGATTTGTTGCGTACTTCTTGGGGCTGTTCTGGTGTTTCGGTATTTGTAGAACTTTGGGGTGTTGGAGCTGTAATACCGAATCGTTTGCGGGCCAAATCATCTGTTTCACGCAGTACCTCTTGTGCTTCAACTATATTCGCTATAAGTTTTGCGACACGTCCCGTATATACTTCAAATTGGGTTGTTAGCCCCAATGCTCCGCCTATTGTTGCTTCAAAATCTTTCAATCCACTTATACGTAATATCCCCGCCGAATTTTGAAGAACTTTTATCGAACCGTCGCTTATGGCTTTTTGTAATTCAACGCCATACTGCGTACCCAATTCATCGCCGTATTTTTTTATAAGTTTGTTGAAAATTTTGTCATAGCTTTTGGTTGCCGTTTGCTCGAACAAATCAGTCTGCTCCCGTGAGAATTTTTCGTATTGACGAGCGTTATAAGATTGCAATATTGCATCAGTAAGACTGTTATATTTTTGAGCGAGAGTTTCAACCGTAAGTGTTTCGGCTTTTAGTCCGGCGTCATATTTACCGAATTTTTCTATTATTTCGTTACGAATTTTGTTATATTCTTCCGTTCCCTCCTTTGCCGCTTGTAATTTCCCTTTAAGCCTGCCTAACTCCGATTGTTCTACTGCCGCAGAACTTGCCGCTTCGGCTATACTGTCATTCAGCTGCTTTTGGGATTTTGCCGCGCTATATATCCCGTCTGAATATTTCCATACGGCGATCCCAATAGCGGTAAGGACACTCAAAGCCAACCCGAGCGGATTAGCATTAAACGCCGTATTAAATAACAACTGTGCATCCTTTGCGGCGGTTATACCTTTCGCCAAATCAAAAAATGCTTTGATATTTGCTGCGGTTACAACTATTTTTTGTGCCGCTGCGGTCAAGATCAATGTTGCTTTGTAGGCACCGTATGCCGATACCAACGGAATTAGAATATCCAATACCTTTTGGTAATTCTCGACAAGTGAAATCGTACCCTTGAGCACACCCGTGATGACGCCTTCCTGCGATTTGCCGAGGTCGTTGAACATCATGTCGAGAGCATCGCCGAGATTGGAGATGAGGCCCGTAATGGTTTTGGATTGCTCCTGCATCAGGTTGTGGAACTTCCCGCCCTCGTTCGTCATGCTTTCAATAGCCTTCTGCACCTCTGGAAAGCCTATTTTGCCTTCCGTGACCATCTGTGAGATTTCCGCGCGGGTCTTGCCGAGTTGCGTTGCCAACTCTCCCGCGAGGTCGATGCCTCGGCTTTGGAACTGCATTACGTCACGCGTGTATAAACGCCCCTGTACGGCCGTCGTGCCGTACAACCACGTGAGGTCTTGCAGGTTCAGTCCCAGACCGGCCGCAACATTACCGAGCCGAGTCAGTGTGTCGGTAATATCCTCTGCTGCGAATCCATATGCGAGAAGCTGGCGGGCACCGCTGGACACGCCTTGCAGGTCAAACGGCGTTTTGGCAGCCAGTTCGACCATTTGTGACATCAACGCATCGGCCTTTTCCTTGCTTTGGAGCAGAGTTGTGAAGGCCACTTCGAGCTGTTGAAACTCGCCACGAGTTCGCGCGATTTGTTTCACCAGCCCCGCAAGCGACACTCCGACGCCGATTTGTCCGAGAGTGGTAGCCAGGCGACGCATTGCAATATCCATACGGTCGGCATCCGTCACGACACTGGACGTTACGGTTTTGGCCGTTTTCTGAAGTTCACGGAACTTGCGAATTGCTTCATCGTTATCTATGACTACGGTAAGGTTTATACTCATAATACGATGACGGTTTTATCTTTATTGATTTCTACCTTTGATCCGCTGATGTTCACGACTTTTATTACGGCATAATTCGAAGCGTTGATTGTGGCCGAGGCTCCATGCATAAGAATGACAGTGTGGACGAAATCTACTCCCGAGGCTTCTATTTCAGCCGACGTATCGCCGACTAAGCAAATGTATTTTCGCTTGTCGAGCCTTATGCATCCGCAATCCACATACATGTTGCAATCACTCACTTCGTTTTTGTGAGCTTGAAATATTCCCAGCGGAGGGAAATTGTTTTTATGGCAAAATTCAAGTCCTTGTGGCGTAAAAAACAGAGAGGTCAGGGAGTGAAAATTTTTCACTTTGTCCAGTCGTTCGCAGGCGCCGAGTGCGGACGCGGATTTTAGGATGTTGTCAAGCATATAAATTATTTCGTTTGTTATCGTTTGCCTCCTGCCATCAGAAGAAGTGTGTTCATTGCATTAGGATCGTTCATGTCAATTATATCGGGAACTTTTGATTGTTCATTGTTGGGAATATTAGTTGTTGATTTACTTTTACAATCCGTTTTTAGAGCGTCGGAAATCATAAGCTGTACGTTAGCCCATGAAATCCCCCAAAGAATATATTCAAGAGTCCAATGATAGCGGTTTATAAGATTATCTATTTGTCCCCAGATACTGCGCCCTCCGTAGTGGCTATCCGCTCCGCTGTTGTTGTTGGGGAAATCATTACCCGCAGCGTTCTTACCAAGCGAATATTATACGTAATATGGTTTTTAGTGGTTTGTCGCTGTTTTTATATTTTATATAAAAACGCAGATTATCAGTGTATAATCCCCTAAAAATCGAATAGCCGGTTTTTATTTTCGGATTGTTTTCGTAGATTTGTATGCAAATAGTATGTACAGTGTATGCAAATTTTCGGCCTATGTTCAAGTACACCAAAGATTGTGTTTCGGTGTTTACCGTATTAGACACCAGACGCCCCAAAGCAGACGGGAAATATCCCGTAAAAGTACAGGTGGGATTCGCCCGCCAACAGAAGTATTACACTACCAGCAAGACGTTATCCGTCGATGAGTGGCGCAAGATGCCTACAACTAAGCTGCGATCGCTGGTTCAAGTTCGGGAGGAAATAGAAGCCCGATTCAATATTGTGCGGGATTTTGTACGCGACCTTACCTCCGCAGGCGATTTTTCGTTCGATGCCCTGAACATGAGATTAGCCGGAGCGACGACGGGGACGATTAACACAGCTTTTGAGGCGCGTTTGCAGATGTTTAGGGATGAGGGGCGTGCCGGTTCGTGGCACGTGTGTAAGGATGCGCTTGCTTCTTTCGAACGGTTCGGGGGCAAGAACATAACATTTTCGGAGGTTACTCCGTCATGGCTCAAACGCTACGAAGCGCATGAAAAAGCCCGAGGATTGAAGCCGACAACGATTTCCATCCATTTACGCCAGCTACGCACTATTATGCTCGACGCAAGCCGGAACGGAGTAATTAAGCCAAGCGCGGACCCATTCGGGCACGGCAAATACGAGATAGTCAGAGGCGAGGGGCGGAAACTTGCCTTAACTCTTGAACAGATAGGCGAAATAGCCCGCTACAAGGGCAATAAAACGATAGAAAAATATCGGGATTATTGGCTTTTCATGTATCTATGCAATGGGATAAATATGGCCGATTTGGCGCGGTTGAAATACTGCAATATAGTCGATGGGGAGATATGTTTCACCAGAAAGAAAACGGAGCGGACAAATAGAGTGCACAAGGAAATACGGGCCATTATCACCCCTCCGATGCAGGCCGTTATCGACCGCTGGGGCAATCCGCCAAAGGCAGACAACTATATTTTCCCGATTTTTACGGGAAAGGAGAAAAACGCATTCGAGTTAAGCCACCGATGCAATATGTTTACTATGCTGATGAACATATACACCCGAAAACTGGGGCACGAATTGGGCTTTGGAGCCATTACCACATACACCGCCCGTCATTCATTCGCTACGGTATTGAAGCGTTCGGGGGCGAATATTGCCTATATATCCGAAAGCCTCGGACATTCGAATCTCAAAACGACGGAGAACTACCTGGCCAGCTTCGAGCGAGAGGAACGAGAGAAAAATGCTGCATTGCTGACGAATTTTTAATACGATTATTTGCATAATGCGCCGCAGTGCAGCACCTTTGTCATATCGTGTTATTTTAGTTGGAATGATCGGCGGGGCGCATCTTATTTCCGTCGATCATTCCGTTTTTACTGCATTTCGCCCCCTGTAGCTAATTGATTTACACGCCCTAAATTACACAGAGGGCGTGCACTCCCTTTTTTGATTTTACGGCTTTTATTCGTGCGGTCTATACTTTCTATGTCCGAGGAATGAAATGCAGCCAAATGCAAAGCCAATACGAAATACGGGCAGTTTGGTTATGCCTCGTAACCTTCGTAATAGTAAGACTGTTCGATTCCTTTGAAAATGACCTCCCGATCCTCCGTGCGGTCGGTCAATGCACTGCCGAGCAGCGTGCGTAGCTCCAGATCGTTTATCGGGCTGCGCTCCATAGCTTGCAAATATAAATCCTTGTCCACCTTACGCCAATCCACCACCCGCCGAATACGCTTTTTCAAAATCATATCGAGCCATATTCGGGTGGCCCGTCCGTTCCCCTCCATAAATGGATGGGCGATATTCATTTCGACGTATTTAGCGATTATTTCTTCGAACGTCGTTTCTGGCATACTCTCTATCACCGGCAGAATAGCGTCCAAATACAAGGCATTTGCAAAGCGGAAACCGCCTTTTGATATATTCAGCGTCCGAATCTTTCCCGCAAAGTCATACAGCCCGCCAAATAAATACCGGTGTATATCTTGCAACCCTTTGACCGTTCCCACCTCGATACGGTCTATATCGCCGCTTTCGAAAAGGGCGTGCGCTTTGTTGAGGCTTTGGGTGTCTATCCGATCTGTTTTCTTTCCCATAACAGCGACTATTATTCCCTCTCCTTTACCTCCAGCACCGTCCCGCACTTGGGGCAGGTGATCGTGTTCGTCGGTTGAGGGGCGAATAGCTCCGGAACCGATACGCCCAAACCGGCGGCGATCTTTTCAAGCGTGCCGATAGTGGGATTACCTTGCAATGACTGACGCAATCCCACGTCGGTAATTCCTAACTGTTGGGCTAATTCCTTAAACAAAAGCCCCTTTTCCTTGCATAATTCCTTAATTCTGAAATCCATAACCTATATATTTTGTTTGTCAAGATACCGCAAAGGTAGTAAACAAAATTCAAAGATTATGTTTTTTAATATAAAAATACATAAAAGTTGTGTTTTTATTTGGCCAAACAAAACTTTTGTCTTATCTTTGCACAAGAAAACAAAACATAAAAGTTTATAACCATGAAAGCAACGAGCAAATACAACCTGTCTAAAATCTTCCGCAATGCCTGGTATATGTTCAAAGCGAAGATGTGCAAGACCTTCGCCGCAGCGCTTCGCAAGGCGTGGCGCAGCGAGAAGCTGGCGATGCTGGCCGCAAAGATCGAGGGCCGCAACCTTGCCGAGGAAGATGCGCAGGCCAAAACGACGACTTATAACCCCGAGTTGCTGACGATTCCGGCCGACTACTACGGCGAATATGGCCGCTACTATGGTGATTGAAATAGCGAGATTCTCGCAAAACCTCGAAATAATTATGAATAATGACGTGATCCAATCGGCCGACAGGCTGGCCGCCCTGCTCGATGAACAGCGGGCATGTATTGAACGAATTATCGCAATACTCGACAAATAACACGATTATGAAAAGAAACGATTTACAAACGATTATGCGCCGGGCGTGGGCGCTGTTCCGCTCGACGGGCCGGGCCTTCTCCGTATGCCTTTCTAAGGCGTGGGCGCTTTACCGCCTGACGCAGCGTATGCGGGCGGGCGTGGTACGGTTCGCCTATGAGAAAGCCGACGGGACATTACGCAAGGCGGCGGGTACGCTGCACGAAGTGGCCGCAACGATCAAGGGCACCGGCCGACCAAATGACGCTCTAACGATTCGTTATTACGACGTTGAGGCCGACGGCTGGCGCTCGTTCAAGGTAGAGAATTTCATAACGGTATATTAAAACCCGCCCCAGCCCTTGCGGTTTCAAGAAAAAGGGCTATATTTGCACTATCCTAAATTCTACATGATATGATTATTTTCGACGTACAATCTGCCGTCTATGGTGTGGGTAGCGGAAACGCCCCAGCGCTTCATGTAGAGCGTAGGACACCTAATGACGGCTTTTTATTTATCCCAAATCTACATGTTACACTCTCAAAAACCGGGCACGCCCGTGCCCGCCGTCTCCGTCGCATCTGACGGGGTAAAACAATCCCTATTCGCCCGTATCGGGCAAAAAGTCGCCCGCAAATTTGGCAGTCTCGAAATGATTGCCTACTTTTGTTGTGCTGTACATACGAAAGGCGATACACTCGCTAACAAAGCGGGTATTTTTATACCCGTTTACATAGGTTCGATACTCCCTTGTCGGTGCTTAATGGCCCGACTGCCTTTCGTAGGTGTACAGCAAAGGGTCGGTGTCGAACCTTTTTATTTACATATTGTTAAACTTTCATAAATGCTGTACAATGAAAGAAACCACATCGACGGGTGCAATCGCACCTGTAACGCCCGTATCGGGCAAACTCACCCCTGACGCTGCATTCGATAGCGTGGAATCTATCCACCTTGCCCACGCCAGCAAGCGGCACAACCTGTCGCTGCGCGGCGCAGCTTTCGCCGCCGCCGATTCCGTTTGTTTTCGATTTAAATCCCGGAAGCAATGACAGCGATTCAACGCAAGATTAAAGTTTCCGATCTTGAGGATCGCCTCCGGGCGGCTGAAGCGGCAGTAGAAGAATCCCAGAAGGCAGTCATAGAATGCACCGAGGCATATATGAGCCTACAAAAAAATTACAATGCCCTTTTTGATAAATGGATTCGCCTCACAGAACAACAGAACCAAGCGCGAAAGGAACAGCTTGAACGGATGCTGTCGGCGCAATTTGGGAATAAATCGAACTCCAAACTTTGTTAGCTATGATTTACGAACTTTCTTTTGACGGCTATCGGCTGGGGTTATTCCCCACCGAGGCCGAGGCCGTCCACCGGGCGGCCTACCTGCCGAGCGGGTGCTATACGATCCGCGAATGGACCAAAGACGGCGAATTTTTGATATTCGATCCGTCAGTTAATTTAGAACGTGAAATAAACAAATAAAATACAAAGATTATGAATAAGATGTGTGTGAATAAAAGAGCAGATATAACGCTGATCGGATCGGCTTTCGAGGCCGCAGGTTTCCGTTGCGTCCGGATCCGCACCGAATGCGAGGCCGAACACCGCACCAAAGGCGGTGATCCCCGTCGGCACGGGATGCTGGTTCTTGACGGCGATCGGGTGATTCTCGAAATCATCCGAAGTAAGAAAGTGCAAAAAATACGTCAAGGATAGGGCAAGGTGGCGATAATCCGATTTTATTGAGAATATCGATAAAATGTTGAAAAAATAACAAAAAAAACAATAAAAACGCTTGCAAAATGTGCCGAACCCCGCGACGTTTGCAGTGTGATGTAATATTGCATCGATAACTAAAAGAACACGATATGACAGAAATTATCGTAACAACGCCCGAACAGTTGCAGACAACTATCGAGGCGGCCGTATCAAAAGCCTTTGAAGCCTACACCAAGAAACCTACGGCACCGGAAAACATCGAAAACGACTATCTCACCATTGAAGAGGCGGCCGCGTTCCTGAACGACAACGGCTGTAAAATCACAGTTCAAACCATATACACAAAAAAACTGCAAGGAAAAATCCCGTGCAGTAAAATAGGGTCCCGGCTTGTTTTCTCGAAAAAGGCCCTTTTAGCGTGGATAGAGCGTCAAACGGTATCTCATATCAAGACACGATCCGAAAGTGCGTCAGACCTCGCAAAAAGCGCCAAAAATCAAGGTTGAGGATATGACGGAGGCGGGGAAAAACCTTGCAACTCGCAGCGAGTGTGCAGGGGTGCCGGCCATCAACCGGCGTGAAGACAGGCAAATTACGTGGGGGTATCACCAGCAGCGGGTATTAAATCTTCTTTCCGACGGTATCCCTCGTTCTGTGGCAGATATTTCGGCGGCGTTGAGGATGTCCGATCCTCGCAGTGCGATCCGCGATTTGCGGCATAAGGGCGTACCGATTGCCGATGAATGGTGCGAGGGCGTACACGGGGGCCGGTTCAAACGGTATTTTATTCGGAAAGGAGGGGTGCAATAATGTCAAAGAAAAGCAATAGCAACCGCAACTATTTCCCGCACGAATATACCGCCAAAGATGATCCCAAATGTGAGCGGTTAATATTCGAGATGGGGATGGAAGGTTACGGTATATTTTGGGCCTTGCTGGAAGTTTTAAGAGCACAGCCCGACTATACCTATCCTCTGGCGAATATTCCTTTAGCGGCCTATAAGTATCGCACAGACCCCGAAAAAATGCGCCGCGTTGTATTCGATTTTGGACTGTTTGTTATTATCGAGGATAAAATATTCTTTTCCAATGGGTTGAAACGTCGTATGCAACCAATGGATGAGGGACATAATATCGCCATAGAAAGCGGCAAAAGAGGTGCAGAGAAACGGTGGGGAAATAGGGTTAAAAATAGGGACCCTATTAACTCCCCTAATAGGGACCCTTATAGCAAACAGAATAGAATAGATAAGAACAGAATAGAAGAGAATATAGATAAGAAACTCTCTAACGAGAGTAAAGAAAGTGCGGACAAGCCGCACAAGGCCGCAAGCAAACGCACGGCGTTTGTTGCTCCCCCGCTCGAAGAAGTTATAGACTATTTTTCGACGATCGAAGGGACAAAGAACGATGCGGAATGTTTTTACGATCATTTCACGTCTAACGGCTGGAAAGTGTCCGGTAAATCCCCGATGAAAGATTGGCAAGCTGCCGCCCGAATTTGGATGCGCCGCAAACCCGAATTTAATACCCCTAAACCCACACAGCAAAATGAGAGAAAACCAATATACGACGATTTGTAATGATCCGGCGGACGCCTTGAAGCTGCCAGAGGCGCCCGAACTTGAACGGGCCGTATTGGGTGCGCTGTTGCTTGAATCGCAATACGTCGCCGACGTGCGGGGCATTCTCACCTCAACGGCATTTTGCAACACTCAAAATGCGGCAATTTACGATGCTATTTGCAAGCTCGATGACCGGGGATTAACTCCCGATCTCTTTACGGTTGGGCAGGAAGCGAAAAAGGCTGGGATCCCCTTGTCGGAAGTCGCAACCCTTACGCAGGACGTCGGATCGGGTGTCGAGATACTGAATCACGCCCGGATATTGGCAGATTTGGATATGCGGCGCCGATTGATCCTCTGGGCGGAGGAACTTAAAGCCAAAGCCCAGACCGCCCCTGATGCGCTGAATTGGGCGATGTCGGGTATTGAACGGATCGCAGGCGATGTCGCCCGGATCGCTTCGGCACGAAGTATCGATGATGTGATGCGTGACACGCTGGCAGACCTGGAACGTCGCCAGCAGGCCCACCAGCGGGGCGAATGCGTGGGAATATCTACCGGCTTGCCCTGTATGGACCGTATTACGGGCGGTTGGCGGGGCGGTCAGCTGGTTATCCTTGCCGCACGTCCGGCGATGGGTAAAACGGCCGTTGCGCTTCATTTCGCACAAGCCGCAGCCCGGACCGATGTCCCGGTGTGTATCTTTTCGCTGGAGATGCCCGCTACGCAGCTCGGCGGCCGTATGCTGGTGGGTGCTTCGGGGGTAGATGCGAGGGCGTTCCGGTCGGGTGCGGTAAGTACCGAGGATTGGCAGCGCATAGAACCGGGGGCGGCCCGGTTGAGCGAATTGCCCGTGACGATAATCGATACCCCCTCTATTTCGATGCCCGCTATCCGGGCGCAGTGCCGGGCGCTGCAACGGCAGGGGCGGTGCGGTATGGTCGTTATCGACTATTTGCAGCTGACGGCCCCCGATTCCGACAAACGCAACAACCGCGAGCGGGAAGTAGCCGAGATGAGCCGGGCGGCCAAAGTGCTGGCAAAGGAACTCGACGTGCCGGTCATTTTGTTGTCCCAGCTTTCCCGCAAGGTTGAAGAGCGAGCCGATAAGACACCGATACTTGCAGACCTTCGGGAATCGGGAGCGATCGAACAGGATGCCGATATGGTGATTTTTATCGACCGCCCGGCCATACGGAAAGAGGAAACGATAGACACCGCCAAATTCGGGCTTATTCCGTCCGAGGGCGTGGGGGTATTCTCTATCGCCAAGAACCGGGAGGGAGCGACCGGCCGAATCTATTTCCGCCACAACGAAAGCCTGACCCGGATAACGGACTACGATACGACACCCTCAACCCCGACCGACGAACAAAACGGCCCGTTCTGAAAACAGCCGATTTTACGGCTTTTTCCTGTCAGGTGGAACAACTATACCAAAACGCAAAGAAAATCGAAATTTCAGAAACTGGATATGAAAAAACAGATGTTTTACCCGCCATTGCGGGATGAATTTACGAAGTTCGGCGACAAGTTTGTAAAAATCGCCCATAACGAGGCAAACGGGATGTACTGTTACAAGCGCACCACATCCGACGCCCTGACCTATTACGAAGTGTTCAAGGCACCCAAAGCCAAAGACCAGGACGGAAACAAATACGAACGCTATCCTAAATCTTCGGAATTCGGTTTCGGTGTGGCCCTTTGTATTCGGGGCGATGATAAGAGAACCGCAGATAAAATCGCCTTTTATATGGCTAACGGATTCGATGTGGGCAGATACCGTGATTGATATAAGAAACTTGATAATCTATAAAACTATACAAAATGGACACTAAAAAAAATAACCTTCGAGGCAAAAAGCCCGCGATCGATACTTTTCGTGAAATATGCGAAGCAAAAGCAGGTATCGCAGGCGACATCGCCACTGCGTTAAACATTCGGCGATCTACGCTCTACGGATGGCTTAAAAGCGATCCCGAATTTGCGTCCGTGTTTAATGAAGCCAGGGAAAAACTCGTCGATTTGTCCGAAAGCCGTTTATTTACGCTGATCCAAGGCGTGCCGAAAATCGAAATAGACGAGAACGGAGAAAAACGGTTTGCAGGCTGGATCGAAAAGCCCTCCGAAACGGCGATCATCTTCACCCTCAAAACACGAGGCAAGAAACGAGGGTATGTAGAGCGACAGGAAATAACGGGCGCGAACGGGGAAAACCTTCTACCGCCTCGCACGCTTACGCCGCAAGAAGCCAAAGAATATTTGTCGAAACTTGAAAGCGAATATTAAACACTTAAAAGATATGGAATCAATCAAAAAACAAGGATTAAGGGATTTAATATCCAAGCACGAACGGGCGCTACCTACACTATCGAATGCAGTCGAACAGCTCCGGACTGCCGGATTAGAGATTTCCGACAATGTGATTAAAGACCTTGCCGATAATCAAAGCGCGGAAACGAAAAGCGCCGCCGACAGGCTTGCACGAGAGGATAGCAAAAGAATACGGATACCGTATATGCGTAGTAAGGCAATCAAGGAGGCGAATGTGCATTTATTGGGGGTTATCGAAGATTCTGCAAAAATCGTTCAGCGTGCGGTCGGGGCTGGCACGACAAATCCGCTCGAACTGAATGCGTTTGCAATCAACGGACACGGTGTGGTCCTGTCAGATGTGTGGATCAAAGAAAAAGAGAATGAATACACTATCGCCGTAACAGAAAAACGCGGGCGGGCGTTGGCTCTTTGCGAGGCGGTAAAGCAGGCTATCGATAACCTCAATACGTTCGCCTCCGACTGCAAATATATCCATACGGGAATCGGCGCAGAGGGCGGCGGGTATCGAAATTTGTTATATCTGACAGAGGACGGAAAAGTGTCCGATGTCAATCTTGAAGCACTTGAATATGTCGAATAATATCACAGAGGAAGAAGCGAAACGCGCGGCAATGGAATGGGCGGCAAAATTGCCCGATTACGACGGACGCCCACAACACAAAGCGATAACAGACAAGCCGGATTTATTTCCCAAGCTCACAGATGAACAGTTACGAGAATGTGCTCTTAAATGGGCTGGAATGCAACCTGATAAAAGGGTGAAAAATGGTTGAAAATAGCGGGAAAGCCTCCCGCAAGATGCTACCCCGATTCTTTGATTCTCGACAAGTCAAAGATACAAAAACGGGGGGATATGGACAAAGACTGGCCAAAACAAAAACGGAGAGGCGGACGACGTGATGATATTACAACCGAAGGCGTACAGACGTTCGACATGACAGCGGCGGAATTATGTGAACATCTCCGCCGAATGACGCTGAAAAGTGCCGCATATTGCAAACGGTATGAGCGTCGTCGGTGGAGGTAGGGATATGAATGAAAGGAGGCGGAAAACACCGCCTTTTTTCATGCCCCTGTATAAACGATATCACCCTAAAAAAGTCATTATATTCGGACTTTGTATGCAAATTATATGTGTAATATAGTGTACACCGAGCGTATAAATGCGTATATATCATTGATAAATAGTAATTTGCTGCGATGCGTTAGAAATTATTATATATGAGCGAATAGCGTTCATAAAATCCGCGTAGTAGGATTGAAATACGATGGTGGACAAAATGTTTGTAAGAGCTGTTGTATCCATTGTAGGGGACCAGTATA